TAATGCGTGAAATTATTTACGATGCAATGCTCACACCGACAGAGGGTATTGCAGAGCTTATGGGCTTACCGCCAATCTCTTCAGAAGTTGCAGAGATGGAGGAGCAGGCTAGTCAAGATCGTTTGTCTAACATTGCTGCTTTGCTTCCTTTTATTGACGCTCACGCAGACATTGCAGCAAAGATTGCTACTTCTGCATATATGTTAGATGAAGAGAACGACGAGGATATGACCCCAGAACAAGTGGACCAGCTTAATCATCTATTTCGTATGGTTTCCTTATCTGCCGCGGTCTCCTGCGTATCAACTTTAGCAAATATCGGGTTAATCGAATCAAGGGTGGAATCAGATGAGTAATAACAATTGGTGGGCAAAAAAACTAGGTACACAATCTCCTACACAGAATACTCCTCCCACGTCTCCACCACCCTCAACTGTTTACCGTGCCCCTCAGCAAACCCCAAATGTTCAGGTGTCTTATGATCAACAGCAAGACCAGTTGGTTACCAGAGCACAGAGCGCTAGAGATTCAGAGCGTTGTCCAGGATGCATGTCTAGCAACTACATGGCCCCAGTTGGCACACAACGTAAACGTTGTTATGATTGCGGCTATCCAATTGTTCAAGCTGGATCTGGAGTAGGTGGCACCGGACAAGGTGGCGCACCAATCGCAGCTAAACAACCGTCACAAGGCGGAGGATTTAATCCAAACGTAATCGTAGATAGGATCGGATAATGTCACTTAGTGCAGAGGCTTTAAAAATTGCTGCCGGTATCAATAAGAAACTAGGTGCTAATACAGTTGTATTAGCTGGTGATGCTCAGCTATCTCAACGAATTACTTCTGGATCTTTAACTTTAGATGTAGTTCTTGGTGGCGGTTGGCCAATGAACCGTTGGGTAGAGCTCGTGGGAGAGGCTTCTCACGGAAAGACTGCTATAGCTTTACGCACCATTGCTGCAAATCAAAAGATCAACCCAGACTTTACCGCGGTATGGATTGCTGCAGAAGATTTTGACGCAAAGTACGCAGAGCTTTGCGGAGTAGACAACAGTCGCGTTTTACTTGTAGAAACCAATAGTATGGAGGATGCGTTCGATGCAGTTATTCAATTCATGGAGAGCAAGGCTGTTGACATGGTTGTTGTGGATTCCCTTCCAGCCCTTGTTCCTAGCGCAGAAGATGAAAAGCATATGGAAGAATTTACTGTGGGTCGTGGCGCACTTATTACCAATAAGTTCTTTAGAAAAGTGGCGTCAGCTACCAAGAGAGACCTCATCGAATCAGAACGACCAGTACTAGGAATTATGATTAATCAGTATCGAATGAAGATCGGCGTTATGCACGGGGATCCTAGGACCACTCCCGGAGGTCTTGGCAAGGACTACGCCTATAGCGTTCGATGCGAGGTAAAGCGTGATGACTGGCTAGAGGTTGGAACTGGTGAGAGCAAGCGCCGGGTAGGTCAAACTATCCGAGTAAGAACTATTAAAAACAAGACCTTTCCACCACAGCAGACCGCATACCTTGATTTCTACTTTGCAGAGGGTGGGGCTATCGATGCTGGTGGCTATGACACCGGAAAAGAGATCGTCGCTTTGTCTATCCTCAACGGAATTGTTGAACGCCGTGGAGGGTGGATGTATTATGGGGACCGTAAGTGGCAGGGGGCGCAGGCCTTAATTGACTCCTTACGTGAAGAGATTGACCTTAGAGAAGAACTAAGCAAGGCTGTCTTAAGCACAATCAAGGCACAGCCAATCTTGGCACTTCATGAGGATTCGGATGAAGAGTGAGGGGCAAAAGCAATCTCTAAAGCATGAGAAGAGATTAGCAAAAAAAGTTGATGGACAACGTTCAGCAGCTTCTGGAGCTTTCTGGTCTCGCAAAGGAGATGTAAGAAGTGATGAACTTTTGATTGAGCACAAATGGACTGGCAAGAAGTCAGTAACCATTAAATCAGAAGTTTTAAAGAAGATAACTACTGAGGCTATCTTAGATAGTCGAATGCCAGTATTAGGTCTTCACCTTGACGGAGAGAACTACGTAGTTTTAGTGGAGGAGGATTTCTTTGAACTTCGTAATTCAATCAGAGGTGACTAAATGGAAAACTCAGACGAGCCCACATGGGCTTGGCGTTATCGTGCCAAGTGTCGTGGGGAAGATACAGAAATATTCTTTCCTCCACGAGATAAAGCACTATACAAACCGATAGCAGATAAAGCTAAAGCAATCTGTTGGGGAAAGGACGGCCGACCGGCTTGTCCAGTTCGCAAAGAGTGCTTAAGAGAAGCTATCATAAACGATGAGCTGCACGGAATCTTTGGGGGCATGTCCCACAGAGAAAGAAACGCGGCTCAAAGAAAATATACAAAACAAGGATTAACCTTAGACGAATGGATAAACCAGGATGGCAAGTACGGGCAAACCTAAAACAGGTGCACTAAAAGCATTCCTAGATGCAAATAAAAGGGATAGTCGTTTGGTTGGTGCTATAGAGCGCCACCTGTTGGCTAAGCCTTTTGACTCTCGTAATATGGCCGTTTTACATCCGTCAGACATCATCAAACCAGAGTGGTGTCATTTGGCGTCGTATCATGCATTATCTGGTAACTACAAGGAAGTACGTGAAAAGCCCAACCTACGTCTAGCCTCTATATTTGCTGAAGGCCACTACATTCACGACAAGTGGCAAACATGGCTTAAGGAAATGGGCGTTCTATATGGTAAGTGGGAGTGCTCAGGTTGTGGACCTTCTGATTGGGAGCTGGCTTCTGATCTAGACTTTAATGATAGCTGCGGTACATTTGATTACCGTGAGGTTCCTCTACACAGCCCTAAGCATATGATCTCTGGTCACTCTGATGGGTGGGTAAAGGGTCTAGGAGAAGACTTCTTAATTGAGATTAAGTCTATTGGTCCGGGAACCTTACGTTTTGAAGCACCGGCCCTACTAACGCAGTCAGAGGGTGACTTAGAAAAAGCATGGCGTAACATTCGTGCTCCTTTTAGATCACACCAGTTGCAGGGCCAGGTTTACCTGCACCTTACGCATCTTATGGCTGAAGCCGGAGAGTTGCCCTCCGCTCCTAATGAGATCGTATTTATCTATGAGCTTAAATCAACTCAGGACTATAAAGAGTTTGTTGTTAGCTATAACCCTGAATACACAAAAGAGATCTTTGAGAGCGCATTAGATATAGCTTGGGCAGTTGACAACAAGCGCCCACCAGTGTGTAACATTGACCCGCTTAAGGGATGCAAACGTTGCGAGCCTTTTAGGAGTCCAGATGCCGAACTATGAATATAAATGTCCTAAGTGCCAGGTTGTCTTTGAGACTTTCTTCCCAATTGCAGAGGGCCCTACACCTGCTGTAGTCTGTGAGTGTGGTGGCGAAGCTTTTCGTCAATACTCAAACTTTGGTATCCACCTTAAAGGTGGGGGATGGGGCGGTCAATGATTACCTACAAAGGACTTCCTGTATTAGTAGCAGACGATGACTTTATTGAGCATTTGCATGAAAACGGATTTGATGAAACTATTGACGTAGGAGACTTAGGTCTTGAATGGAACGCTTGGTTAAAGGAGAACTTAGATGAGTCCAATTGAATTGAAAGTTGCTGAGGCAAGTAGTAAAACTATTAACGCCCTGGAACAACAAGGCATGTCGGTAAATCAAAACTACGGGTATGACGCGCCATCACTTCCAGCAGATATCACTGGTCTTATGGAAGAACAGGTTATGGATTTGTATACTAAATATGTCGCCTACCTAGAGTTTATTAATCTACAGCTTTGGTGTGCAGAAGTAGATAAGTCTGAAGCAGATAAGAATCTTTCTTTTGTAAAGGCTCAGAAACGCCTAGCGCTAAAAAAGAACGGTACAGCAATAGCTATGATTGATGCAGAAATCGAGGTTGACCCAGACTATCGTGCAAAAGCTAACGCACTACAGGAGTTGTCTAACTACCACGGGCTTATCCATATTATTTCAGAGCGTTTATCAAAAGACATCTCTCTAATCAACCGTGAAATTACTCGCCGTGTAAACATTAACAAGGCAACCGGTAGAAGCAGTTGGTTAACGCCATGAAGCCAGAGTGGGAGCAGATGTCTCTGTTTACAGACGAAGAGCTAGGTATCAAGAAGTCTTATAACATTATTGGCCTTACAGGTTACGCACAGTCCGGCAAAGATACCCTTGCAAGTATCCTTATAGATCGTTACGGATACCGAAGAGTAGCTTTTGCTGACACTATTAGGGAATTTCTATACGAAATTAATCCTATGGTTGCCTGCAGTCCGACAGGTTACTTAAAAGATTTAGTAAACCTTGTTGGTTGGGATAAGGCAAAACAAGAGCCACAAATTCGTAGGTTACTTCAAGACCTTGGCGTAGCAGCACGTAAGCTAATCGACGAAGATATATGGGTTACTGTTGCTCTACGCAATATTAGTCCTGATGATCGAGTAGTTATTACCGACGTTAGGTTCGAAAATGAAGCTTCTCAAATCTCTGCACTTGGTGGACAACTATGGCGTGTAAAGCGTC